TTTTCTAGATTTTTTTCTAGATTTTTTTCTAGATTTTTTTCTAGATTTTTTTCTAGATTTTTTTCTAGATTTTTTTCTAGATTTTTTTCTAGATTTTTTTCTAGATTTTTTTCTAGATTTTTTTCTAGATTTTTTTCTAGATTTTTTTCTAGATTTTTTATAATATAATGTTAAGAGATGTTCCTTTCATATATATTTTTATCAATTTTGGTAAATTCGTGATAATATATTACTTAATATATATTTTTCTCATTGTAATACAATAAGAAAAATAATACAATATTTTGTCTGATATATCATCTTTATACAATGTATTAATTTTATATCCTTTTCCAAACTTCAAAAAAATTATTATAACAACATCCCCAACCACCAGATTCTGAATAATCTACTGTAAAATTATTTATTTGTAAAATTGTATCAATATATTTTTTGTGATTAATATCAAAATAATCATTTTCCATAATAATTAATTTGATATTTTTTAATATTTCTGGCATATCATTTAATATATAATAAAATGCTCCCTCGCAATCTAATACTAATGTATCAAATTCAATATTATATTTTTTTATTAATTCATTATATGATATTATATTTACATTTGTATGATTATCTAATAATGTATCACTTACTATAGTATTCCATCCTTTTTGTATTAATTTTCTTTTTGACAATGCGGAATTTTCTATATGAAAATTTGCATTGTTTATTTCTTTATTCTCTCTTAATTGTTTTACTATATCTGGATGACTTTCTAATACTACAAAATTACTATTATTTTTTTGACCTAAAATATATGAAATAACTAAAGAATTTCTCCCAATATTACCACCTATTTCTAATACTTTTTCATTTCCTGTTAAATATCTTAAAACCATCTTTTGTTCCGGTAATTCTTCATTAAATGATCCATATTTTAATTTTATATTTTTATGAATATTTACTATTCTCTCATCAATATTTAATAATTTCAATGATTCTGGTATATTCTCTGTTAAAACTTTATTTAATATTAAATCAATATATATATTTTTTGTATGATCATATTCAGTTGTAATATTATTATGATCTGTTATAAATATAGATTTTAATATATTCATTAATGGATCTGTAAAATATTTTGTTCTTGAATTATCATTTGCTGGAATTATTATAAAATTTCCATATTTTAATTTATTATAACATATTGCAGTAACATCTATATTGTTATTAAGCAATCCATATTTAATATACATATTATATTAAATATAGTAAAAATTTATATATTTTGAATGCATTATTCAAACTTTATTTTATTCTTCAAATTAACTAATACCTTATATTTTACAAAATTAGGATCTCCTGTTATAATTTTTGATGGAAGCATATGTAAGAATGAATATTCTGTAAATGCTAATATAGTAAGTACTATCAAATTACTTTTAACTACATTATAAAAATTAACACCTAAATATCTTGATAATACATATCCTGTTAATATACATACGATAGATATAACTGTCATAATTTTAATCGATTCATTTTTAATAAGATCATTAGATTTTTTAACTGAAGCATCTGCTTGTTTCATATCTGTATTTTTTAATTGTTTCTGGATATAATTTATTGTATCTTGAGTAAAAAAAGGTTTAACTGGTTCTATTAAATTAGATATCATTATTGTAATATTATCTTTAATCATTATATGTTCTACTTCTAATACATAATAATAATAAAACATTGTTAAAAATAATGTCATCATTCCAACGCCAACAGGTACATTTATAAATATTTCTCTAAATCTTAAATTTTCTAATGTATTTAGAAAAATGTTTATATATTTATTCATTAATATATATTATTATTTTTATTCTAAATTAATGTTATGCAAGATAAAATACATATATATGAACTAATTAAAGATGAAAAAGATATTATTGATTTTATTCTAAATGGTTTTTTACATAGTACAATACTTTTTGTATTTTTAACAATCTTATACTATTTTATTGTTTCACCATTAACTCAAAAATTGTTACATGATGAAATTGGTCATTTAATTGATAATATATTTAACGATGAATTTCCTGAACCAGTTACTATAAATATAAAAAATATTTTAACAAATCAATTATCATTAGAAAAATTTACATCTTCTCCACAATTTTCAGTAAATAATATTAATGATAATCAATATACATTAGCTGGATTATCTAATAATTATACCAATACTAATCTACAAAATACAATTAATAATGCTCAATCACAAGTTAATACTAATATTCAAAACAACATTAATAATGCTCAAGCACAAGTTAATTCACAAAAAGCAAAATATATTAATCCAAATCTTATGAACAATTTAATTGAAACAAATTCAAAACCTAATAATTTAATAACTATAAATAATCAAAATGTTATGTATCATATTATATATGTTTCATTTTGTTTGTTTTTAATTACTTGTATTTTAATGATATATTTTAAATATAATTTTCCTAAAAGTGTAAATTTATCACATGTTTTATCTGAAAATTTAATATTATTTATGATTATTGGTTATATTGAATACTACTTTTTCACAACATATGCTTTTAAATATTCTCCATTACTCCCTTCAGAATTATCTACATTATTAAATGCTAGTATATCTAAAAATATTAACACTCCATTTAAATACAATGATCCTTCAATTACACCACCTTATGAAGAATTACCTATTCCTATCATCTTTTTCTAATTTTATCTAATACTAATATATAATCAGCCGACTCATTTAATGCAAAATCAATTCCATATTGAAAATCATAGAGAATCGAATATTCTAATAATATATTTATCATTGAATGTTTGAATTTACTTTTAATTAACTGAATGTAATCTATTCTTTTATTTTTTACTAATAAATTTATTATTTTTTCTGATAATAAATTTATTTTTTTAACAAATTGTGATAAATTATATTTATCATATTTTTCTAATAGTATTTCAATCAATGTATTTGTAACAATTCCATATTCACAATATATTTTTACCTTATCTGCATTTTTATTTGTAATAATACTATCTACTAAATTTATATTAACTATCATATCTGAACAAACCATATGTTTAAATACTTCATTATTCATAAGTGAATATTGCATTCATGACCTTTATTATATTGATTTATTTATAATAAATATATTTTTCAATAATTTAAAATATTTATATAATATATGAGCGAAATATATTCAAGTATAGAAGATAGTGTCCGTCCTATTTCAACTGATTATTTAGATAGTACGACAACTATTCCTACTTATACTAATCCTAAAGCACAAGAAACACCTAATTCACATATCATAACTAATATCATAACTGTTATTTCCAATATTTTAAATTCTATTGATAAACATAACTATGCAAATGATGATGAATTAAACCTAGAAAAATGTTTATTTAATATTCAACATAAATTAAAATCACCCACAGTTCCTACAAATATTAAAGACTCATTAAACAAAGTTAAAAATATGTTAAATAAGTTAACTGATACAAATAATCTTTTAGAAGATTTATATATACTTAATAATTGCTTAATTATTTTTAATGATAAATTAAATAAACCATTAGATTATAAATTATTAGATAATAAAATAACAAATTATACAAATATACCAAAAAAATCTAAGAAATCATTATTTAATAAAGTATTTTTATATATATCCGTTATCGGTATTTTATATTTATGTTATTCTTATGAATCAAGATAATCATTAAAACTATCTGCTTCTGATTCACTCATTTTATTAGTAACATTATGTTCTAATATTTGAGATATCGATGATTCACTAATCATTACTAATGATGGTAGTATTGGAACTATTGCAAATGAAAATTTACCTAAAAAAGAATTTGTATCTTCTTCCGTAAATACTTGTGAATAAAATGCAGAGAATATTAATAAAATACATACAAATAAACTAAATACCCATAACCATACACTTGTAATATTTTTTTCTAAATATCGTTGTTGAAATGATGCTAATACCGTACCATATATAAAACCAAAAACTGTAGTAAAATATAACATTCTATATTCTGCTTCTGTTAATTTATTATTATTGTAAAATATACTTCTATACCTTGTATTATAGCATAAAACTATATAAATAATTGTAGCAATTACAATTAATCCTATATTATACTGATCAATCGTATTCATTATATTATATCTATAAAATATTTTTACTATATAAATTATGAATAAATTACTACTATTGTTTTTTACTTTAACAAGTTCTCAATTAATTTCAATAAATATATGTTCTGATTTTGATTGTAAAGCTAATTGTAAATCTTGGATTGCTACTAATGATAAATGTATGGATACATCACCACCTAGTATTACGACTTATACATCTTATGCAGTTTATTCTGATTCAAACTGTAATACAATTCAAACGAACACATATAAAACACCAATTACATTAGATGGACATTGTAATTTACTTTATTTAAATGGAAATACATATCCATATGGATCATACAAAGCAGATAATTTATCACTAATATTAATTTTATCACTTATATTTGGTTGTATATTTATAATTATTAGTATTATATGTTGTATAAAATGTTGTAAACGACCTATTCTACTACAACCACCACCAAATACTGCAATTATTCTTGATACAAATTCTACTTATTATCCACCTGTCAGTTATGGATATCCAGTATATGATAATAGACCAATTAAACCTTCTGCTCCACCTGCACCACCTGGAAATAATAATTTTATCTAAATTACAACTCTTATTATATCACAATTATTAAACCATAAATTTTTATTTCTATATATTTTAAACCAATTATGTAACCACCTACCATGAGTTACTACTAATATTTTACCATTAGGATATTTATCTCTCACAAAATTTGTAAAATTTAATATACTTCTGACATCTCTATCTACATCTACTACAAACGGATTAATTTCAGATACTAATCTTGTATTCCATCTTAATGGTGTATATGAATTAGGATCATTCTTATCTAAACGTTTATCTGATATATGTAGACCTTGAGGTTGTTCAATTAAACGATCATCTACTATAACTGGTTCTGTTTGAGATCTTGGATATATATTTAATAATGTTTGTTTACATCTTCTCATAGGTGAACAAAATATTTGATTAAATTTTTCCGTTCCTAAATTATTACTCATTGCCTGATTTATCCCAAAAATAGTTAAATTTGCATCCATATTTACTGGATCATTATATGCTAGATCCCCACGTATTTTTCCATCTTGATTATGATAACCTTGTGCATGTCTGACAAATACAATAGTTGTTGGCATCTATAATATATATATATAATTTTATATATATAGTATAGAACAATTAAGAAAACCTATAATATTAGATATGTCTATTTTTGACTGGGTAACTGCATTATTAGGTGGTTTTATTATTTTTGTTATAATTAATGTTTTTTTAACCACTCACTAAATACTATCATTGCATCTTTCATTGATGATGTTTGATGAGGATGATATTTAGCTCTATTATACATTGTTGTAACAACTTGTTTTTGATAAACAATATCTCTATTTTTTATAATTTTTAATGTATCTAATGCTTTTTCCTTGTCTTTGAATCCTGTTCCTTTGGTTGATGTTTCGGGATGTTTATCTTCATATAATGATTTGTTTACTTTTTTCATTAAGTTAACTTAACATTACATTTTAAATAATTATTAATTTTATTTAATTGTTGTTGTGTCGGTATAATTTTACCATTTTCAATATTCTTATATAAACTTGCTGGCATTGCTAATGCTTGTGCTAATTGATCTTGTTTTAATCCTTTTGATGCTCTCATAGATATTATTATTTGTCTATCTGCTACACTTAATTCTTTTAATTTCCCCGCTTCTGTAGCATTTTCTAATTCTTTTATTTGTTTTGATCCAGTAGCATTTTGCTTTAATACTGGTGCTGATTTAGATATAGGTTTTGGTTTAGTATGAATTATAACAGGCTCCCAATCTTGGTGACTCATTTTTATAATATATAAACATTATATTTTTATATTTAATTATATATGTCAATAGATGATCAAATAGAAGTTATACAAAATCAAATATTATCATTTTTTAATTATAAAAGAATTGGAATCTATATTTTATTAATTGGACTAAATAGATTTATCGGTGCAATTGCATTTGGTGGATAGTTCTCTCTGCAGTCGAATAATAAATCTTCTTTATCTTATATCCCTTCTTCACTGCAATCGTATTCATATAATGAAGACACTTATCACATGGCTTAGATGAACATAAATCACCTGAATTATTTACCCGAATAACCATGATACTTACTTCATATAACTTCTTTTTCTTCTCGCGAATCTTTAACTTATCAATTGCATCCATTTCTGCATGAGTGGTACAATCAGTATGATAACATCTAGTATGATTATAGCCAATACTAAGAGAATTTAAAACATTGTGATTTTCTTTTACCCTGGAAGATAGATGCTGCGTGAGAATAAATCTCACTGGAACCCTTTATACTAGACCTAAACTTTTGTAACGTAGTAACAAGTGTTTGCATGTTTACTTTTTTTGATAATATTACTATATTTAGTAATATTATTATAATTTTTTTTCAATTTTTTCTAAAATTAACATATGGATGCATCAAAAAATACTATAGCTTATAATTTTGTAGATTTTATACAAAAATTTAATGTTGTACCTCTTATTTTTTCATTAATTATATCATTAAATCTTCACGAATTAGTAAATAGTTTTAGCGTAAATATAATTAGTCCTATTCTTAATAAATTAATTAAAAATGATAATCTTAATTTATCAGAAAGAAAAGTTACTATATTTGGAATGACATTTGGTTATGGTCTATTTTTAATAGCTTTAATCCAATTTTTTGTTACTGTTTTTATATTATATATAGTATATCTATTATATATTAATATAACAGAAAATAGTCAACCATTTATTCATGTAAAATAATCTCATGATATCCATTCACCAAAAAATGATAGATATAAATCATATTTTTCATTTACTATGTTTGTTTTTATTTTTATTTTATATTCATTAAGATATAATTCAGTACCATTCTTACTATTTTTTAAATAATATAATATATTATCTAAATTTGTAAATTCAGGATATAATGGTAATATATATATATTTACACCAAATAATATAATTTGTTTCATATATTTAATATCATATTCATATGAATCAAAAAATACTTTTTCTACGATTGGTTGATTATCTATAAATTCAATATAATCTTTATCCGGTATTAATTTAAATACAATAAATTGATATCTAGTATCAATACCATTAATAGTCACACCATTTGGATTATATGGTGCATAAAACCAATTAATATCTATCGGTTTATAATACTTTTCTTTTGATACTTTCATTAATTCATTAAAATCATAATACTTTCTACCATTAAATACGATTTTTACTGATGTAATTATATCATCGTATTTTGAATCTAAGAAATATGCAGATAATGCATTATCAAAATCAACATTTATTCCTTTTCTCCTGGTTTTAGTATATAAATATCCATGTTCTAATGTATTAAATTGAATTAATGGTATTGTTATAATATTTTCATCATCTTCTATACTATGATTATTTAAATATGATAATAATGTACAATCTAATAAATTTGTGTTTAATATATTTATGTGATCTGATTTTGCTCTTGTATGTATTCTAATATAAAATCCAAATAATAATAATTTATCTATCGGATTTGACAACTTGATTTTTAATGATATACTATCTATTATGTCAAGATTTAATTCTGAAATATATGTAGAATATTGAGTATTGGTGTAATAATCTAATGAATATTCTTCTTCAACAGTAGTAAATAATCCATTTATACCAAAATCATTAAATTCATATTTTACTATTTCTTTACTTGTATCATATTCATTTGTATAAATTATTTCATCCCAATTTGATTGATCTATAGTATCCATTAAAATAATTACATTTATATGTTTAACTATTGGTTAATGCGTATATACTAGGTACATTAATTCCATCATAACAATCATTTTCTTGAGGTGATAATTCTTTTAATGCAAGTTCTGGACTATTTCTATATCTTAAAAATATAGATGTTATCTCTGCTGGTGAGTATTCTTTTTTAATTCTTTGTAGTTGTATTTTATTTAATTCCGATAACTCTCTATTAAAAAACATTTCGTATAATTTTCCTATTTGATCCTTATTACAATTATCAAATGAAAATTTACAATCAATTCTACCAGGTCTAATTAATGCAGAATCTAAAATTTCAGGGTGATTTGTTGTCATTATTAATATTCTACCATGTGATGAAAATAATCCATCTATTACATTTAATAATCCTGATAATGTAATTGTTGATCTCTTATTTTTATTTTCATTATTATGTTTTTCCCATTCTTCTTTTGTCATCTTTTTATCCTTATCTTTTTCATTCATAAATTCTTCATATGATTTCTGTTCCATATTTCTTGATTTTACAATATTTAACATTGCATCAATATCCTCAATAACTAATATAGTTTCCTTATAATTAATTGATTTAATTAATTCAATTAACTGTGCATCCGTTTCTACTTCATTCAACATTAAATAATGAATATGTCTTTTACTAAATAATGATAACCCCTTTATCATACTTGTTTTACCAGTCCCTGGATGTCCATAAAATAAATATCCCCTTGTATATGGTATGTCTCTATGTTGATACCATTCTTCCGATGTTAAAAATAATTGCATATCATTTTTTATAGTATCTTTTAAATCATCCTTTAATATAATAGTATCTAATTTACGATAATTATTAGATGGACTATTCTTCCATTCATTCTTATTATTTGTATATATCTGTTGTACCCATACTTTTCCAGTTAAATAAAACTTGTATTCACTTGCACAAAATTTACAAAACTCTTCTAATATATCTTCTTTCGAATTTTCATGATGCATCGTCTTTAATGTTACAATATAATTTTCCTTCTTTCTATCTTTATCTGTATATACCGTAATTATATCACTATAGTAAGAATATGTGATATCTACATTTTTGTATTTAATCTTCTTCTCTATATTCTGATTTATTATTTTGTTAATTTCACAAGAATCAGACATTATTGATTTTTGATCACATGCATATTGTAAATATATTTCATTTATATAATCAATATCTGGTGTATTTGATATATACCAAAATACGGCCTTGTATAATTCATTGATCTGTTTATTATCTGTTATGTACATTATATCTACCTTCTTTTCAAATATTTTAGGTTTTGTATAAAATGAATTTATTTTATTTCTACAATATGATATTGTAGGTTGTAATAATACTTGAATCTTTTTTATAAAATAAGACATGTTAGATAATATATGTGTCATATATGAAAAAATAATAGCCTGAAATACATTTGTTAAAAATATATCAATACTCTTATTTCCAGTATTAATATTTAAATATGATAACGCATTATCCATTAATTTAAATCTCATTAAACCATTCATTTGTGATGATATTGAATTATCGGCGTAATCAATACTATTAGATGAAATATCCATTTTTAGTAATTACTATTTAATAGTAATTATTATTTAAGTTTATAAAATTATAATAATATAATATGATAGAAATCTCACAATATTTATTTTATAAATTAATTAATATTTTAACAAGAAAATATCATGTAAATCAAATTTATTTTAATCAAGAAATAAAATTTCCTATTATCCCTAATAAGAAAAATCATAATATAATATATGATTAAGACAAAATATTATGATTTTGTTCTACAAAGATATAATCATATTCATTATCATCTTTATCTTCATCTTCATCTTCATCTTCATCAGATACTTCATTATATTCTACATCCCAAATCCCATCACCTGCATGAATTGGATTATTAAATTCAATTGAATTTACTTTTGACTGGTTCATCTCCCAAAATATCTGTGATTCTTCTTTCATTTGATCACTTTCAGTTTGTATATCACCTTCAATTGCATATTTGAGACCGTCTTCTGAAATCTCACATATAATATTACCTTCAATATCAATAAATTTTACATTATAATTAAGATTATTATCATATTGATCAATAATTTGTTGATTATCATAATTTAGTACTTTAATACAAAATTCGATTACATTATTACCAGTAATCGAATCTTTCTCCATGGTTTCATAGTTAGTTGAGTTATAGACAAACATTTTATTATTCTTTTTTTATTATTATTTAATAGTGTTATTGAAGTAAAATAAATAATTATCAATTTTTTAGAAATTATCGTTGAAAACTGATAATTTTGTATTATTTCATTTTAGAAATTATCGTTGGAAACTGATAATTTTGTATTATTTCATTTTAGAAATTATCGTTGGAAACTGATAATTTTGTATTATTTCATTTTAGAAATTATCGTTGAAAACTGATAATTTTGTATTATTTTGTATTATTTCATATAATTTCTCATAAACTCATCCATATTCATCTTTCCCATACTTAAATTACATTGTGCACATATAGGTCTTAAATTATCTACAATTGTTTTTCCGTTAGATGATTCTGCTACTACATGTCCACAATGAAACTCAATTTGTCTTATCTCTTGATGTTTACAACACATACATTTTGCTGATCCTATATTAGCTCCAATATATTTATCCCATACCATTTTCTTTAATGCTTTAGGAATAGCTTTTTTTCTATATATTGTAGGTTTTTGAACATCTTTTACTTTATTAGTTGACATACATGATCCCATTTTCCAATTATTATATATTAATAATTCGTCTTTATTTAATTCACAACATATAAATAGAAAATTTTAATAATTATAACTAGTTAAATGTGCGGTATCTGGGCATATTTATTAAAAAACGGTTGTCTTAAAAAAGATGTTCTCTATAAATCATTTGAAATGTTACAATATAGAGGTCCCGATAGATCTAGAGTAATTACATTATCTGATAAAAATATTATGTTAGGATTTCATCGTTTATCTATTATGGATACATCTACGAATGGCGATCAACCATTTATTATTGAAGATAACAATCGTGTTATATATACATTATGCAATGGTGAAATTTATAATTTTAAGAAACTTTTACAAAAATATAGTTTTACAACTAATTCAAATAGTGATTGTGAAATTATTCCATTAATATATAAAAATTATGGTATTGATCAGTTAGTTAAAGATATTCACGGTGAATTTGCAATAATTATATTAGATATTAATAAAGTAACAAATGAAATGACTTGCCATGTTGTGAGAGATCCATTTGGTGTAAGACCTTTATTTATCGGTACAGATAATACTGGAATATGTATTAGTTCTGAATTAAAAGGACAATCTAGTATTTATGATACAATTAAAGATAGTTATACTGTAGATCAATTTAAAGGTGGTAATTATGGAACATTTAATTATATTAATGGTAAATGGTCAGAGTTACAATTAACCCAATATTATTTTTTTCCAACTGAAATTAAATATTATGATGTTACTAAATCAATTGAATTAATAAGAAATACATTTATTGAATCCGTAAAATGTAGATTACAATCAGATCGTCCACTTGGATTTTTATTATCTGGTGGAATTGATAGTTCTTCTGTTGTTGGTGTTGCATACAGTCTTTTGAAAGATACTAAACCATTATACACATTTTCAATTGGTTTTGAAGGAGGTACTGATGAACCTAATGCAAAACTTGTAGCTCAATATATTAATTCAGATATTATTACTGTTCCATATGATATTAGTGTATCTGAGTATAAAAGAGTATCAAATCAATATAATTCAAATAAAGGTTTGCATACTCATGTAATGATTACAAATGAACAAGCAATTAACATGATTGAAACTACTGTTAGAATTATTGAATCATTTGATTTAACATCAGTAAGAGCGTCTGTTATGCAATTAATGATATCTCAATTTATTTCTAGATGTACAAGTATAAAAGTTCTTTTGTGTGGTGATGCATCCGATGAACAGTATGGTTCTTATTTATATTTTTCTAAATGTAATGATCCTAAAGAATTTAATGATGAATGTATTCGGTTAATGGATGAAATATATAAATATGATGGATTACGTTGTGATCGAGCAGTATCAAATAGTGAAATAGAAATACGTTTACCTTTTTCGGATCAATCATTAGTTGATTTAACTTTTAGTATAGACCCTAAATTAAGAATGACTTCAACTCATGGAATTGAGAAATGGTTATTTAGAGAATCAATGAAGGGAATTATACCTGAGCAAGTTCGTATGAGGACAAAAGTTGCATTAAGTGATGGTTGCAGTAGCAAAGATAATTCCTGGTATCAAATGATTCAAAATAAATTAGAGTCAAAATATAGTAAAGAAGATTTAGAAAATGCACAAACTAAATATCAACATTTATGTCCCTATACCAAAGAAGGTCTATATTATCGAGAATTATTTTGCAAATATTATGGTAACTCAAATATAGTAGCAAAAGTAATTCCTTATTATTGGTTACCTAAATGGACAGGAATAGATTCTAAATTATTAGATCCAAGTGCTAGAACTCTTGGTGTAAATACAGGAGAATAATAAAATTATATAATAATATATAATTTTATTTAATACATTTTCAAGTATTTTGTTTCTTCTAATCTTTTATTAATAGATATTCTTTGTTGAGAACTAATAACTTTAGCTTTAGTTATTTGCCACATATCACCAGCTAATGTAGAACTTAATAAATAATTATAAGGTAAATAAAAATATCCATTATCACCCCATTGAGTTCCCCATGAATTTTGCATAATCCATACATTTCTAGCATCATTATAGCCAACACATATAACAGCATGTCCTCCTAATAATTTTTCAGTTTTAGTATTTGGTATAGGAACATATCCAGTATTATTTACGATAGGACTTTCAAATGAAGAATATACTTCAATACCAACGACAAATGGTAAACCACTATGTAAACAACCTTTCATACTAGTAACAGTTTGTTGAACACGTGATGCATTTAAAATTTCATATTTACTTCCTTCACAATAAGCCTTAACTGATGGTTTAACTGAAGAATTATTTATATTATATGGCCATGTTTTTTCTGAACATATACCATATTTTTCTAATGCATTAATACCTTGTGTTAACGTTGATCCTATATCTTCATTTATATCTTTATCTAAGATTCTTTCATTATAATATAAAAATAATCTTGATGGATTCAATGTTTTATTCTCACTTACATAACTATAACATAATGCATTTGCAGTACAACTACCTAATTCACCTTGATCATACATTATAGGTATTTTACTACGTAAATCAACCATTCCAGGAAGTGATGTAGATACTGAATAATTTTTTACTCTTTCAGGCATCATACCATATTCTAATACTAACGAATATTTATTATTTGTTACAGCTACTGACATTATATATATTATAATTTTATTTAAAAATTGAAAATTAAATTTATTATATTTTGATAATACTATAAATAGTATTAAATGTTGTATAAAGGTCGTTTTGAAAAGCATGATAATGGATCATATACATATATAACTTGTAACTACAAAGTTATAATGACTCTTATATTAAATTTTAATTATAATTACTTTCATATCTACTACAAAGATGAGTGGATAGTAATTCATAATTATAATGACCTATCTAAATTATTACCTAAAGTAAGAAAATTGTTTATTGTTGCAGCTGAATATACTGTTAAAAAACATAATCGATACGTACATCATAACCTTCATAATCTATCATGGTATTTAGTAAAAAATTGATAATTTATTTTATTATAATTAATTTATCTAAGTATTAAATTTCTAATGGATTTTGATAATTTAAGTAAAGATCAATCAGTATATCTAATATATGAAGATCTTCTCAAATATACTAATGAGAAAATTGCTGATATAATTTATAGTGTATTAATAAATGAGATATTACCAAAATTTATTATCCTTCAAATTAAATGCAAAAATATTACTTTGATTCAACTAATGTGGTTCATTCTAAAAAAATATGAATATTCAAGAAGTATTATTAATACTGCAATGATTGATCTTATATTATCATCATTTGATGATGATATAGTATTTTTTGAAATTTTTAAATGGTATGAAGAATTTGGTTATAACGATAAAGATATATCTCATAATCTTACACTTGCATTATATATGCAATTACGTAAATATCCTAAACTAAAATCATATTTATATAATATTATTATTCGTATTAATAATGAAAAAACTGTATATGATAGATCTATATTTTTTATTCATGATGAAGTAGATATTATTAAACAATATTTTACTAAAAATCCTGAAATGATATATAGTATGACTATTAGATGTTATCAATATAATGCAATTAATACTCTTAAACAAATACAATATAAAAATAAAATAAAGTTTTTTAATATAGAATGGTATTTATTAGATCCTGATGTATTTGATAAACATATGATTGAATCTAAAAGAAATCCATACGAAAATAAAGAATTTACAGAAAAATGGATTGAACATATATGTTCTTCTCTTCGATGGGATTATATACCATTAATAATTAATAAATTAACACAACCAATGTGGAAATGTTTAACTAATTCTTTTTATAGAGGTTATTTAAATATTACATTTGTGCAAGTTTTATTTCATCAAATGAAACTTAATAATATTCCTTATGAAAAATTACAATCAAAAACTTTACTATTTTATAATTCTGATATTACAGAATTTTTAAAAGGACTAAATATCCTCCATTTATATGTTAATAATATTAAAATAAAAATAGTTCCCCCATTTCCTACTATATCTGATATAGCACTTGAAACAACAATTTTATCTATTCAATCAATGTTAGTTATATTTTCTCAAAAAAATATTACTGCTTTATCTGAAATTATTCATGATTCATCATTACATTTATCTAATAAATATTATAATCAGGTAACTTATATTGATAATCTATTAGAAAAAAATCAACTAGGATGGGATGATAAACAAATTAAATCATATACTAATTTCAAATTAATTATGCAAAGACTTTTAGATGAAGCAAATAAATATCAAGAATTATGTAATAATTATAATTCATTTGTACCATTATATGTTAATAATTTATCACAAGGATATCAACTACGTTACATAAATAAATTATTATCTCAATATAATACAATTAAAATAAAATTGTTCCAAGAAAGATTTAAATTACAATATGATATTCTTACTAATTTACGTATTGAATATATTACATGTATTAGAAAAGATACAAATACTAAATTAGATCCATCTATTAGATTTACATTACCTAAAAATGCTAGTATCTATGATCAATTTAAAAATTTAATTGAAAATTCTGAAAATACTGAATTTATTCATGAAGATCGTAATAATTTTTGGGTAAATGAATTAAGTGATAACAAATTTATTCAGAATATTGTTAGAAATATGCTAAAAATATATCATGTTCCAATTCAACAAATTACTCCTATTTTGTATAATTATTATTTTTATTATGCTACGGAAGAACACTTTTTTCTTGAATAAAAAGATATAAATGAATATTAAATAAAATACTATATATCATGAACATACCTTTTTTTAATTCAATCAACGATAATATTATAATCTACAATGGTGAAAGTTTACCTCCAAATATTAAAGACTCAATAACTAAATGTATCGTAAATTTATTTAATAGATGTAATTCTATATATGATCAAAAAATATATAGAAGTAATCATTGTATTTGGTTTATTGTATCTAAAAATATAACAGAATATTATATCTTAGCCTCATTAAAAAATGTTTTATCTAAAGCTATTAATAAATCTATCCTAATTGATGCTTTTCGAAATTATCCATGTATATTAGAAAATTTACCAATTCATACTGCACCATATTCCAATACCTTTAATTTTATGTTTAATATCTCTAGTACCTTACTTGACACTCCAGATAATATTTATGATACTTTTGATTTATTAGAATAATTTATATATAAAGAATATATGTATGTATCACCTAATCAGACTCCTAGTATTCCCCCAGAAGAAATAAAAAATTCTAATATTCTAATAAGCAATCGATTATTAGAATTAAAACAAGCAACATGCGCTAATTCATTAAATGATTTAGTTGGTAATCGTTGTTATACTCCAGTTGAAAATAGAGATCCTGGTCAATATACACTACCTTATCCTGCTACCTGTCCTATAAATTATACAATGTATCCTCTTTCTAATACACCCAGTACTACTCTTATGTATGACATGGAATCAAATACATCAACACCTGTTAATAATAATTCCTATATTTGTTATAAAAATTGTATAGATAATACTAAACCTGCTGAAATTAAAGATGTTGCATATAATGTTAATATAAATGGAAAACAATGTATTAAAAAATCTTTTCTTAAATAAATATATGGATTCAACTAAAACAATAGATAAAGTTATTGCTTATAATAGAGAAGTTTCTGATGTAAAATGTAAAAATATTAATGATATTAAATCAGATGTTACTAATCCAGATAAATCAATTACTACTAAATGCTTATCATTTATAAAAATGTTGAATGAACCAGATGATCCACATAAAGATGAATGTCCTGCTGGATCAGTACCATTATTGTCTCAAAATATGTGTGTGGGATCCCAATATGATGCAATATGCCCACCTGGTTTAAATAAAATAGATAATAATTGTTATAAACCATGTAATAATGATTTTGTTACAATTGATATTAAAGGAGTTGATAAATATGTTCAAAAAAATAATGGTAGTAAATGTGTTCATAATTCATTATCTAAATAAAAAAAGTAATTATTTTTTTTATTTATTTATATATTAAAAATATTTGATACATCCGCAGGTAAATCAGCAATGCTTAAATTATAATGTGTTTCGATATCCTTAATCATTGCACTATCATGATCGGTTACAAAATTTAATGCAATACCTTTACGGCCATATCGACCTGTACGGCCAATACGATGCATATAATTTTCACGATTTGATGGAATATCATAATTAATAACAAGTTCTACTTGTTGAATATCAATTCCACGTGCAAGGAGATCAGTTGAAATAAGAATTCTATATGTACCCTGTCTAAAATCAGACATAATTTTATTTCTTTCTGTTTGCTCCATATCACCATGTATAAATGTCATTGATAGTTTTAATTCATTTAATTCTGATGCTAATGTAATAACTCTATTTTTATTATTGCAATAAATAATTGCTTGTTTGATTGATAGAAATTTATAAATATCAATTAATGTAGGAAATTTATGTTCGTCTTTTGCCATATCAATTTTATATTGTTGAATGCCAGCTAAGTTTACATCTTCCTTACTTACTGAAATATTAACAGGATTTTTCATAAATTTATTTGCAATTGCATATGTATCATCAGTTAATGTTGCTGAAAATAATCCAATTTTCATTGTTGAAGGAAACCCAAGACTAAAAATTTCATATAACTGTTCTTTGAATCCTTTCTCTAACATAACATCTGCTTCATCAATAATTAATAGATTGATATTTTCTAATTTAAATAATCCTTTGTTAATCATGTGATAAATTCTTCCAGGGGTTCCAACAACTACATGTCTACCACTGTGAAATGCTTCCTCATCTAGACGTGCATTTACACCTCCGATGCAAGTAACTGTTTTAACACCACAATATGATCCAATTTGATTAAATACAGTTGTAATTTGTGTTGCTAATTCACGGGTTGGTGCAATAACTAAAACTTGAGGTGCTAACAATTTAAAATTAATATTTTGTAATGATGCAATTGCAAATGTACCTGTTTTTCCAGTACCAGATTGTGCTTGTGCTATAATATCTTTTCCTTGCATAATAGGCTTAATTGCTAATTTTTGAATTGCTGATGGTTTCTCAAAACCATGGGAGTAGATACCTCTCAAAGTATCTTCTGTTAATCCCATTTCATCAAATGTCTCATACTTCTCCACATTAAAATTCTCTTCTACACTCGCTGAATCAATTTCTAAAGCTGTCATCTTATAAAGATATTATTATTAATACTTTAAATATTATTAATAAAACCTTTGTTTATCAATTTTTTATGTTTAATATTATTAAATTAAAAATTTCTTTATAGCATGAATATACCTGCTAATATTATTTCTTTTCTTCATTTACTTGTTATTTTATTTGTATTAAATATTCCTCTTGTTACTGATAATCCATTTATATTAATGTATTATTGTTTTATTGTATTTTTTATAATGATTCATTGGCACTATAATAATGATACATGTGTATTAACTGTTATGGAATCTAAATTAAGAGGTAAAAAAGATACTGATACTTTTATGGGTAGATTAATAAAACCTATATATAATGTAAGTTCTAAAGAAATTCAATATATTACATTATCCTTATTTGCACTTGCTTTTTTAAAAATTCGTTTTTGGGAAAAAGAACGTTATGATTATATTTATAAAACTATTATAAGAAAAATATTAATTGTTTATCATAATTGGAATAAACAAATTAAAAACGACGTACCACTCTAAAATGACTGATGTTCATTAGAGGGGGAATCATATTTGGGTGTTTAATGACTTGAACTGTTCCACCAGATGGCAATTGCAGTAATGCACCACCACCAACACCGATGTAAACACTTGAACTTGGAATCGGGTCTGAAATAACACTAGTGGAGATCCAGAGAAAAATTCCATACCGACCTAGTTGAATCAACTCTGTGATAACATCACCAATCAGAATACCTTTAAACTCTGCATTCTCGATTATTAGGATAAGGTTAGGAAGCTTGTTTGGTGTTGCATAATGAGTATTATTCCAGAGTACATTCTTACCACAATACATCTTGTAGCTAGATGAAGATCCTGAATTCTTCTCTACAATCCAAAAATCAGCAAACTCATTATTTAGGAGATTTGTACGGTTCTGAATCATCCACTTGAGTGCTAAACTACTATAATCATCAGGAAGATCACTCTTCTTAACCATCTTTGATTGGATAATCCCGACTGCTTGTGCTTGAGGGAGCATGTGTGACATTTTGATTAATATCTTAATAAAATCTTAATAACATATATAGGTTATTAAAATTTCAATTTTTTACAAAGAATGGCAACTATCATATTGGAATAAATAGTAGTATATTAAATAAAAGAAGCCAAAAATATAAGCAAAAATAGAAAAAAAGATCTTTGACATTTCAGGTATATTTTTCTTTGAATTACATTCATAACTTAAGTATGCGGCGTATATACCAATCATTATTGATATAATAGTTCCAATATTCATAATATTACTATCTACTACAGCAACTTGTTGATATTGTTGATTTTGTTGATTTTCAGGTGTTTTAACGTAATCCATATTTTCATATTTCTTTTTGTACAAGTTAATTCTTTTAATTATTTCTAAAGCATCCATTATATATATATAATACTATAGTATTTTTTTATTTGTTTTTTTATTATTTTTGAAAGATACACTTCCTACATCTTCACCCAATGTTAAATTATTAATTGTTGTATATACAAAAGTTAATGGATTTAGATTTTTATATTTACTATGTGTACTACAGAGGTTACATCCATATATAATATCTTCATCAGTTATGGTTGATATATCTTTGCAAATTATTACATGTCCAGATGGAAACTTGTCTAAATGGATCCATAACCAGTTTTGTTCTGCTAGTTTGATTATGTCCCAATTATCTTGAGCATTACGTCCAAGCCAATAAGTTGTATCTTGGTTGATAAATTGCTTCATCTAATATATTATTCTAATCATTATTGCATAAAATATATTTTTCAAATTTTATAAAAAAAGTTAAACGTTAAGAAAAGAAAATTCAAGAAGATTTTCTTAACGTCCTCGGCAGGGGTCGAACCTGCGACTTTCCGGTCAGCTGTCACAATCAAAAAAGTTATAACAGCCGAATGCTCTAACCAACTGAGCTACGAAGACTTGGAACATCTATTCCAATATTACATATATAATAATCTTTATATAGTTTTGGAATAATAAACTAAATACTCTCCAATTTACTCCCAATCGTCTTAACCAATTGTTTCTTCAAAGTATTAATACCTTCTGATTTATAATCATAGCTACATTTATGGTCATCCATATATCTATGACTCATGCAAAAATATTTATTACATTTACACTTCAAATCAGTTAACATTAATTTTCTATTGCATCCATCACATTCACATCTTTTAGGCATAGGAGGTTTTTTCTCAGATACCACATTTTTATTTTCAACTGATGGTGAATAATTATTTGAAAGATCAAATGTTATGGACTCCATAATAGTATAATATTATTTTTTATTTATATATTATATATTATTCAATTTTTATCTAATAAATGAAGATAGTTCTTCAATATATTCATTAATATATTGTTCATAATCACTCTTATTATATGAATCAATTTTCATACCAGATATATACGTTTCAAATAATTTTAATCCATATGTTATAATATATTGTATCACTATATTTAGTTGATATAAATCAGCTTCCATGTATTTAATATTATATATCAACCGCAATGATGAATTATCATACTCTTTGTAATCACAAAACAATCTTGCTAATACATGAATATCATCTTTAGCTAACTGAAAATATAAATGTTGACCTGAGATTTTTGTACCTGATAACAAATCAGTTAAATTATCCATTATTAACTTTATTATAGAGTATGTTTATATCATCTCTTAAATTTTCAATTTTATTATATTTTTTACTATAAATATTTAATATTACTTGTTCATATAAATTAATTTTTTCATCTGGAATATTAGATAATATATATTTAATACTAATGTTTTCTGTAAAATTTTTATACGTTACATTATACTTATATCCAACTATTCTAACAATTAATACACCAATTGAATGTATTAAAAATTCTTCTGTAGTTGCATCATAAAAAGGATACATTTCTGTATTACCACTTTGTGGTCTCTCATTTGAAAAATAAAATGTATTCATATTCATTATATATTCCCAATCAATTAAATAAAAAATATCATTATCTATTAAAATATTATCTATCTTAATATCACTATGTACAAAATCAAACCTATCCCTAATATCAATACACAATGTAAGAATACCTAAAATATTATTCAATAAAATAATCGGTTTAATCTCATAATTTTTTTCTAAATAATGTTGTAAAGTTTGATGTATCGGCATAAGAATACCATATCCATTTATATCATAGGAATACTCTTCTTTTAATTTTTTAACTTTTGTATTTGGTGATATATTTTGTTTATAATGAATATTTTTAAGTTTATATTCATTTTCCATAATTTTAACTACACTGTAGATATTTATTAAATGAGGGCTCGATATTTTATTATCAAGTATTGCATTAGCAATAATTAATTCTGAATTAATTGTCGGATAAAGATCATATTTATTAATACATTTTAAAATTATAGTTGAAGAATTATCAGGTATAATTCTCTTAGTTATAAGTGATTTATTAAAAAATAATGTTTTTATTTTTTCTATAAAATCAATATCTATTTTTGTACTTATTTTTAATAATTCATAAAATATTTTACTCATTTTTAATATCTTAATATAAACTATTATTTTTTATTAAAAATATATGATTAAATCAATTTTGGAAAATAATATTGTATCAAATAATATTACTTCTTTCAAGAGTGGTATAAAAAAAGCATCAAATTCATTGTTAATTAAAATATTACCATTTTTATGTGCATGTGGAAGTTTATTAATGTTACAAATAATGGATTCTAAATTAAATATAGAATCAATTAACAACAAAGAACAATGCATGAGAATGGGATTATTAACTGAAAATTATCCTATTGTAAATTATTTATATCCTAAAAATTGTATGGATGAATCTAAAATTTTACGTTATTATGTATCAAGTGGTGGAAGTAATATTGATATTTATAATTTATTAGATAAAGAAACATATTGGAATCATGTAATTGAAAGTGATATTATTCTTGGAATTAAAAATGGTTCTCTTAATACAATTAATTATTTACAAACAAAAGTTTCAATACCCTTACATAATTATAGTATGATAAGTATTGAAAAACAAAAACGATTATTACAAGATAATAATTTATTTAATTATTATATTAGTAATAATTATAATAACAATTTAATTCTTGATGAATTATACATTAGAAAAGAAAAAAACATGAAATTTTTTAATAATATTTTAACCCTAAAACAATTTTTTATTAGAATACGAAATCAAATAAAATAATACTTTTTATTTGATTTAAGATATTATCCATATAATAATTAATTTATACAATGGATTGGGAGAATTTTCAATTATGGCATAATTTTTTAATAACAACAGAATATAAAGATTTAAATATAACTAAGGCTATCAGTGAGTTTTCACGAGTTCTTACTGATCACCAAAATGGTTTTTCTGATTTTTCAGAAACCAAACAAAAAATAGATAAATATGATTGGAAATTTTATGGAAGAATAAACGGCATTTTAAATATAATTAAAACAAAGTTCAAAATTAACTTGGAGTTACCTAGGCAGAGGTGTGAAACAGCTCAAAAATTTTCACGTAAGTTTGATGTTCAAACTGGAATGATGTATAATATACCAGCTAGTTTAAATGGTATTAATACAGATGAAGGGGAATATTTTTATGTCCCTATTCACAAAACTCGGAGACATATTCATGGAGTTCCTAAAGACTTCTTAGAATCCTATGTATATAATATGATAGATACGGCGGAGTGGGAAAAAAGTTTCTCATCATATTATACTGATCCTATTAAAATATATGAATGTGCTATTTATAAATGTCCGGAAATGTATTCTTGTAAAAATATAGAAAAACCAAATAAAAATAATAAAAAGTATGAAATAAAAGAAAACAAAATAAAATGTAATGTTAATATTAATGTCTTAGACAAAATAAAAGAATTAAAAAAATTTTTTAATAATGATGTGTATGAAAAAATTTATAAATTTTTTATAAAAAAACTATCTGATAATTTCAGATTAAATTTTCCAAATAAAAAAAGGTATATAACATATTGTGTTGGTTCGTGTGTTCATACAGATGGATATATACATAATGGAATACCCAATGGTGAACAAAAATGTTTTACTTGTAAGATAACGTATTGTAGAGAGTGTGGATGTACACCATATCATACTGGTTCGTTATGTAAATTTACGTGTGAAATATCTTTTGAAAATCCAGAAAACTATCGAAAATGCCCAGGTTGTTCTATCTGGATTGAAAAAGAAGAAGGTTGTGACCATATGAGGTGTTTATGTGGAGTTCATTTTTGTTATAAATGCAGGGGTGTATTATGTGCAAATGATCCATATTTCCATATATGTAAAATGTCTGATCCGGATCCCCATTATAGGGATTTCCGATTAAATCATCAATCAACCCATTATGAAGGGGAGATTGCTTGTAGTTGTAAAGGTTGTGTATAATATATATATTATTGAATATATAGCTAATATTCGAGAATATATATATGAAGGTGAGATTGCTTGTAAAGGTTGTGTATAATATATATATTATTGAATATATAGCTAATATTCGAAAATATATATATGAAGTTAATTAGGATTTTTTTCCTCCATTATATTCTGAGACTTAATAGTCTTTCCTAAATATGATGTGTAAGTGCAGTAATGAAAATTAATATTTTCCTAAATAATCAGAGGAAGTTATTTAGTATATTTTTAAATTAATAATTGATTGCGCATTTACCGCATCTAGTAAATGGGTCAGTTTTTAGTTTAATTTGATATGTTTGGTTGCAGAAACATGTCCGCATTTCATAGGGATTGCGTGGAGGTGCTGGTGGCGGATTCAGATTCCCATAACAATCATACCTAGGAAATTCCTTCTCATTTAGTTTTGTAGTAGGGTTATTTACAGAATTATTGATAGCCTTGAGAGGGGTAGTTGAACGATTGATATTATTCATGGTACCGTGGATGATATTATTTATTCAATATCATATTAAATTTATTTTTCAATTTTTTATAATTATTTAAAAATAAAATACTATCTATTATATGGTTAGTCATAAAACAATTAAATTAAATGATACTACAAATATAAAATTTACTTTTGATAATGAGTGTGTTAGAATAGAAATTATAGATAATACTATTATAACATCTGAATATGTAAGATATCATAATGAATTTAATGATTCTTTATCACAATTTAATTTAACTAATTTTCAAAATAAAAAAGTTAGATTTTGGTTTTACAAAAATTATAAAAGAATGTTTCCTACTCAAGAATATACTTCAAGGTATGGTAGAAAAATTATTAAACCGGATCATCCTCATAACTAACATTTAGATTAGACTCTTGATCAGTATTAATACTAACATTTGTCTCTTGCTCACAATCAACAAACTTAGGATGTACAATGTTATAAAATCTAATATGATTGTGAACCTTACAATTTATCATTTCGTTTAAGAGGGAAATAACAGTATCAAGACTCTCAACTACCTTAGAGTCTGTCTTATAATATCTATTATTCCGAATGTATCCGATCTTTGCATAAGAATCAAAATCAAAATAGATATAATATCCATTTTGTGTACTATTTTCAAACATACTAATTGTGTAGGTGTTAAGCTGAATAGTAAAATTAGGAAAATTATTATTCATAAGATTACTAATATCTGTCAACTTTTGTTTCGCCTCAAAATCAATCAACAAATTATTAAGAATAAAATGAATAATATCCATATAATTATTCATTTTAATTGGCAAACTTACCTTCTTATTATCATGAATTAGATACTGTTCAATCTGACCCGTAATAGGTGAGACACAGATCTGAAATCCATTTAGGGTATCCTTTCTTAGAATCTTGAAATAATAAGAATTATTATAAATAATATCCAACAATTGCCGATGACGATAATTGTGAAGCTTTGTAACAATGTTCTTCAATAGAACCTTACATTTATGTACCGCTGTATTATACTGGGTCTCATTAACAACAACATTATATGAATCCTCATTAGAGTTTGACATTTTTGACTGCTATGTAGTATACCATATCTATATATAGACCATTAAATTAATTATTTTTCAATTTTTTAGTACCAGATATAAAACCACTATATCGGTAAAATTGAATTAAATTCATAATTATACAATATATTATAATAGCATTAGAATGTCTCTATCTATTATTGAACCCAATTATAAGCAATGTACCATTGATAATGTACCTATTAATGGATTAACTGTATTTAATAATAAGCTATTTCATAATGATAAAGTTAACCCTGATCTTACATTAGAACAATCAAATAGATCTAATTTCTTGATAGGAGGGGTTCTTAAATTAAACACATCTGTCCATTATACATCCAAAAACAATAAAAAATCTATGTATGAATTTATACCCCTAAATTGGAGATATCCCAAATTCCTAGTTCAATCTGAAATTAAAAATAATTGTATTAAAAGACATGAACCTATTACCGACTATTTTGTAGTTGTTCAATTTAAGGAATGGGTTGATAAATTTCCATCTGGTATAATTCAACGTACTATTGGTTCAATAACTAATATACAAAATAAGTACGAAATCCTATTCTATTATTATCCTGAATCACCTTACATACCAAATAAATTTAAATTATGTGAAGAAATAGGTATGATCCCATATAATCTTTCACCTGTTGTAAATATAGTATCTATTGATCCATTTGGTTGTAAAGATATTGATGATGCATTATCCTATGATTCTATAAATGGACAAATTGGTATTCATATTGCAGATGTAAATTATACTATTCAAAATATGAATCTAGAGTTTACCAAATATTCTACTATATATGCACCACATAAAGTTATTAATATGATGCCTGATGAATTAGCATACAATCATTGTTCATTAATTGAAAATTATGTTCGTCCTGTTATATCATGTTGGATTGATATTAATACTTATAGGTTTAGATTTAAAAGAGAATTCATTCGAGTTATTAAAAATTATAATTATGATGAAATTGATACTATCTATATTAATCCTACTATTGCAAAATTATTTGAATTTAGTAAAATAATAAATTCAAAATTTAATTATGTTAATGAAGTTGTTTCATCACATGAAATGGTAGAAGTGTATATGATATTTCTTAATAATAAAGTAGCTGAAATATTAAAAGACTCTGAAATTATTTATCGTAACCAAGAACCGAGATCCTATGCAGAATATAGTTATGAAAATAAGGGTCATAATCATATGAAATTAACTAATTATACACATTTTACATCACCTATTAGACGTATGGTTGATCAATATATTCATCAATTATTAATTAAAAAGTTATTTGACCCTACAATTAAAATAAATAAATTAGATACTACTAAAATTAATACATTTGAACGTGAATTGAAAAAAGTTAATACTCAATGGAATTATCTAAAAGTAAGTAATGAAATAACAAATGGTGAAATATTTAACTTGCAATTTATAGGCTTTGATTCAAAATCAATTGAATTTAAACTATTGGATTTTGACATTGTTATCTATAATAAATTATTCTTTGAAATTATTGATGATAAAACAATTAAGATAAATTCTATAAATTATGAATTAAATCAAGACTATCATTTACCTGTCTACGTTATAAATAATACTAAAAATCAATATTTCCCCAAATTAATTATTAAATTCTAATTCTATAATATGAATAAACATACTATAATTCTTATTTTATTAATATTATTTTTTATTTTTATTGTTTTTCATGTATATGATGTAAGTTTTTTTGATGTTGTTCCTCCACCTACACAAATTAAAAGAGTAGCTGTTATTTTTCCATATAGAGATCAACAAATTCAAAATAGATCCGAACATCTTAAAAAAACATTAAATTATTATAAAAATTTAAATTTATCTAATGTTGATTTTTATGTTATTGAACAAGGTAATGATAAAAAATTTAATAGAGGTATTTTAATAAATGCAGGTCATGATTTAATAAAGAAATCTGGTAAAGATTATATTAATGAAATTCACCATGATATTGATGTTCAACCTGACGCAACTCTTATAAAATATTTTTATTCTGAAGATGTTATTGCATGTAAAAAAGCATTTTATGATCATTTCTTCGGAACATTATCTGTTATGCCAGTTACCATTATGGATAAAGTAAATGGATATTCAAATAATTTTTGGGGTTGGGGTGTAGAAGATGATAATTTATCAGCTAGATTAAAACATCATGGTATTAAAGTATTTAATGCAGATCCTAAAATAACTAAATTAGTTGAATTACCTCATAAAAATGCATGGGAATTAAATATTGTAAATCCTGAAAGACATATTATAGATGATAAGGATAGAGAAGAAGGTTATGTTTCTGGTTTAGCAAATTTAAATTATAAAATTATTAGTGTTGAAAATTTAAATGAACAAACTATTAAATATACTATTGATTTTTAAGTGATTTTTAAATATAATGATTCCATTGTAATAATATTTCTACCTGGTTCACCAATTAATTTATTTTTTATTTCTGTTACCAATTCTATATATTCTACTTTATTTAATAACAGAAATACTTGCACCACTTCATCTAACAAATGAATGATCTTATTTATACTCTTAATTAAATCACCTTCATGAATATCATATATTTCTACTATATTTCTACTATACTTACCATCAAACCAATCAAGAACAGGACTTAATAATTCTCTATTTATTTTAATGTCCCCTATTTCTCTAATAAATTTTAATACATCATGGTACTCTTCCATAATTTCATAATCATCTTGATTTTTACCATCACATAATAATGTAAACAATGCTAAAATTTTATATTGATTTTTAGTATAAAATAGATTATCTAAATATTCAGATGTTAAAATATTGGTTGTTGTTATAGAATCTAATTCACTTATTTTAATAGCAATTTGACCTTTTACAGTTAATTCCTTTTCTGAATTTATAAATCCTTCCTTTTGTAAAATTTTAATATGTTTATCTACTTCAATATTAATATAATTAGTAAGAGTCAAAATATAATTATTTGCATTAAATAATTCTTTTTTATGTTTAATCATTTCATTATACTTGTCTAATTCTGTTAATTTAGGTTTCATTTCTTTAATTTTTTGCTCGATCTTTTTTAGTTGATTATTTGATGGTTTAATAATATTATTTAATTGATCCATTAATTTTTGATACTCTTCATACATTTCTGGATTATTCAAATTTATTTTTGATATTAAATTTTCTAAATAATGAATATCTTTTTTAGTTACTTCTATATCTTTGAATATCTCTGAATTTAATAACGATTTAGATGTTAATTCATTTATATTATCTATTTGTTTAGTCTCAATTAAATTTAATACCCATTGATGATCAATATTAAATTTAGATTGAATCTTCTGTGAACTACCAAATAATAAATTTTCTAATTCTCTTCCTGATATATCTTCTGAAAATAATTGAGGAGTAATTATTACATATCCTTTTGTATCAATTCCACGACGACCAGCCCGACCACTCATTTGAATAAATTCATGTGTTGCTAATCTACGTTTTCCATTATTATCATATTTAAATACATCAGTAAAAATTACTGTTTTAGTTGGCATATTTAATCCTACTGCAAATGTTTCCGTTGCAAATAAAACTTTGATTAAATTTTTTGAAAATAACATTTCTATAATTTCTTTAAACACTGGAATTAATCCTGCATGATGTACTGCTATACCTTTAATAGCTAAATCCCTAATTTCATTATATTGATAAGAATTTTTATATCCTTCTTTATTCTCTAATTTAGAAAGATAATAATCAAATGCACGATTAACTTCTACTGCGTCATTGTAATCATTATATGTAGTAGTTATTGATTTTGCTATTTCAATACATCTCTTCTTTGAAAAGATAAAAAAGATTGCTGGTGTCATTTGTTTTATTTGTAATTCTTTACATATCTCATTAATAATATATGTTGAATTTACTTTAATATCTTTAAACATTTTATTCAAATCATTCATTGATTTTAATCTATCAGGTTCTATAAATTTATTATTAGTATCAGCAAATGGCATAAATCGATGTAATTTATGTTCAACCTGTTCTAACTCTTTAGATAACTTTTTAGTATTAACCCAATAAGAATAATTAAAATATAATGGAACAACACGCTTATAATTAGTTAATAAATAACTTGGATTATTATTACATGTTTGTACCCAATTAATAAAATTTTCTGGATTATCTATCGTAGCAGATAACATAACTTGATTAATATTTTTAGGCATATTCATAATACACTTTTCCCATACGCCTCCTCGTTCTACATCATTGATGTAATGTACTTCATCAAATATTACTGCAAAAAATTCATTAAAATCAATATTATTAATTTCAAAATCATCATACTTAATTGATTTATTTACAAGTAATATACTTAAAATTTCGGTTGTCATAATTAAACAATCTGCATCTGGATTGCATTTATGATCACCGGTGATAAGACCGATTTTGATATCTGGAAATTTTTTAGTAAATTCATAAAATTTTTGATTCGATAATGTTTTAATAGGAGACGTATATATCGTACGTAATTTTTTTTCCTTACCACGAATGATAGCATATTCTGCAACTAAAGATTTCCCTGACCCAGTATGTGCAGTTACTAAGATATTTTTAGGGTCATCATTTTGCAATAGCTTTACTGAATGTTTTTGAAAATCATCTAATGGAAAAGTGAAAGGTGAGTCTAATTCACCTTCAAATGGTTTATCTAAAATTATTGCTTGCATTATAAATATTATAATAATTATAATATTTATAATAGTTTATTTGTCAATTTTTATTATTAAATATAAATATATTTATATAAATAGAATATATAATGTCATTTATCTATCCAAATATACTTTCTAATGAAGAATTATCTTATTTGAATAATCACCCTGATGTTCTTGTAGCCAAGTCTAGATTAGATTCACAACCATCTGGAATGGTTTATTTTTCATTACCTATAACCAATTTAATTCGTACTACTTTACAATCACGATTTGGTTTAGATCTTCCTGAAAATTCACAAATACCTATGAGATGGATTAAAGGTGATACCTCACCACATGTAGATGTTGGATCATCAAATTTTCAAAATACATATTTATTATACTTGAATAACTCACCAGGTAATATTGTAATTGATTCACAATCTTATCCGATTGAAGCTAATACTGGTTTTATGTTCAATGAAGGAATTTTACATGGAACAAATAATACTGAAAATATTCCTCGTTTATTACTTGGTCCTATGAATGAATTAGCGGAACCTGTTGGTTTAGTTGTAAGTAGATACTATATTCGATTAACGCTTCCTAACTTGAGTAATTTGGTTATATTTAATGGATTTTTTAACGTAGATAATGTTACTCATATTGTTCAAGCATTTTACGATTCTTCTAATCCTACTGTAAATATTCTATCTACTGGTAATACTGGTGGACCAAGCTATTTATATTATGATGGATGGCTCTGTTTTGATGAAGGTGGATGCAATATAACTAGTTTTCCCTATTTATACGGTGCTACAACTGGTGATTATAATATGTATGGTGAAACAACTTCCAGTACAGGAAACTATATAAATTCATTGGGAAACGTAACTTATGCATTTACTCAAACTCCCTTATCATATTATCCAACAGAGGCAGATGCTCTTGCTTATACAAATTGTTTGGGGGTAGGATCATTTTCAGTTGGTGCAGGTGGTCCTTTTGGTGGATATACAAGTTGGAGACTTGCTTCGAATAGTGTTGGTTCATCATTACAAAACGCAGTCTATGCAAATGGTGATACATTAATCGCAGACGGTTTTTACTTTTTATATCCTTCTGCACCATGTTTCTTAGAAGGATCTACTATATTATGTCAAATAGATGGTATTGAAAAATATGTTCCTATCGAACAACTCAAAAAAGGGTCACTAGTTAAAACTAGTTTAGATGGATACAAACCAATTGTCTTAATTGGTAAAGGAACTATTCAAAATCCTGGTGATAATGAACGAATAGAAAATCGTCTCTATAAATGTTCTACATCTAAGTATCCTAAACTTAAAGATGATTTATATATTACGGGTTGTCACTCTATCCTAGAATTTCCTATAACAGAAAAACAAAAAGAAGATACAATCAAACATCTTGGTAAATTATTTGTTACAGATAAGAAATATAGACTGATGGCATGTGTTGATGAACGCGCGGAACCTTGGAATTCAAATGGTGAATATACAATTTGGCATTTTGCATTGGAACATAATGATGAATCAATGAATTATGGTGTATATGCCAATGGAGGTTTATTAGTTGAGTCCTGTTGTATTCGTTTTTTGAAAAATAAATCAAATATGGTATTTAGTTAAATCTATAATTTAGTTACAAAATATAAGTTATTTACATAACTAGGATTATGTAAAATGTCTATATTACAATTATTAAATGATTTTTTTAACAAATTAATAACCATTGATTTATCTGATTGAATAGTTGTATTTAATAAAAATTTGCTTTTAGGAGTTGCTAACATTTTATTGATTTTATCTAAAAATTTAGTTGTTAATACAAAATCAGCTACATGCATACCCATAAATACATCGCATACAATTACATCATATGTATTATCAGTATTAGTTATGTAATTATTTGCATCATCTTTTATCAATCTTAATCTGCTTGTATCTGAATATTTTTCAACTATATGAAAATTAATATCATCTATATCTACACCTGTTACTCTAATATTAGGACTCTTATCTAATAAATGAATTATTTGACCACCTAATGCTACCCCTAAAACTAATACATTTTTATAATTTTCTTGTTTATTATTTAAAATTTCATTCACAATTTCTAATGAATACCAATGTGAACATTCTTTTGTTTTATAATTAAAACGACTATGTTCAGCATGTTGCATATCTGTTGCATTTTGATATATTTCATCACCTTCTATTTCATATTTTTCAGTATGTTCTTGATTAAAATATATATTATATAAAATTAATAATGCAAAAAGTGTAATTATAATAATATAGGTAATTCTATCCATATTATTATATTATATTTTAATTAAACTAAATGTTGTTATATTATGATCTACTATATTATCTTCTAGTAATTGTAAAAAATTACAATTATTATATTTAGATGCAATTGTTAATGAATTAGGATTTTCAATACATTTAATACATCCCTCTTCAGTTGTATCACATAATACAATATTTACATTCTTTAATTTTCTATTTATATATTCTTGTGATTCTTTTAATACATTCTCTTGGATATATAATATAGTATTATCTAACGTTGATGTAAATCCTAATCTGTTAGAAAATAAACTCAATTCAATCTTATGATCGATTGATCCTAAAATAGTATATTTAAAATCAATATCAAACACACTACCAACTAATGAATTATATGTCGGAAGTATTGCATAATCAATCGTATTATTATCTAAATTATTATATAAATTATTTAAATTATTAAATCCAATATGAATTCCATTAAAATTTTTATTTATTACCTCATATGAAAATGTACTTTTTGTACCTAAATATCCTATCTTTTTTATTTTAATATATTCCTCCAAATATTTAACTTGTATTCTTTTACTTAATTCTATTATCCGAATAAATAATTCATTATTATTAATTACTCTATTTAATATTAATTTTTCTACATCTCTATCTGTTACTAATTTATAATAATCATTATTATTAACTAAAAATTTAAATTGATTCATCTCAAATTTAACATTCGCAATTAATTCACTTGTTCCTAATCGTTTGTGTAATAATAACAATAATTTTGGATTTATTATTTTACTAATATTTTTACATATTTCAAATAATTCATTATCATAATTTATTATAATATTAGCAGATTCTATATTATATTTTAATAAATATTCATAGTCATTAGTATCTTCATCATTTATTGTATTAATTATACTACTTTCAAATAAATACAAATATTTTCGTATATCTACTAAATTTAATAATTTTTTATTTGTTTTATAAGAATTTAATACTGTTAATAAATTTATAGATGCTTCAATATCAATACATGCATCTGTTATACTACAACCATATATTAAAGGACTATTCATTACTAATTTTTGATTACCACCTAATATATTTGATTCAACCATAATACCATTTATTTTATACATGCTTTTTACTAATAATCGATTTATTGAACAAGCTACTAATATTTGTTTCAAATATTCTTTTTGACTATTTCCATGTGAACAATCAATTATAATTCCAGTATCAATATTTTCTTTTTTTAATTCATTTGTTATTTCTTCTACATTTTTCTGATAGTAATTTGGTTCAATACCACCACGTAATATTAAATGACTCATTGTATTTCCTTTCGTTGATACATGACATGCTTTGCCATTATAATCAATTCCTAAAAAATGATGAGGATATCTAGCAGATAACATTCCATCTATTGCTTTTTTATAATCACCATCTGTTAAATTTTTAAATCCTATCGGCATAGATAATCCTGAAGCTAATTGACGATGAACTTGACTTTCACTTGTTCTTGCACCTATTGCTCCCCATGATACAATATCTGCTAAATATTGGGGTGATATACTATCCAGAAATTCACATCCAATTGGTATTTGTAATTTTGTTAATTTTACTAATAAATCTCTGGCTAATTTAATACCCTTATTTATATTATATGTTTCATTTAAATCAGGATCATAAATAAATCCTTTCCATCCATGTCTTGATCTAGGTTTTTCAAAATATACTCTCATTACAATATATAAATTTGGATTCTCTAATTGAAATTTTTTAATATAATTTGCATAATCTATTGCTACTTCTAAATTATGAATTGAACATGGTCCTATTATAACTAATAATTTATCTATCGTACCAGTTAAAATATCTTTGATTTCAGATCTTGATTTTTCTATAAATAAAATATCTTCTAAATCTAATGGATATTCATCTATCAATTCTTGTGGGGTTGGTAATGTTTTAATTTCATTAATATTAATATCCATCATTATTAATTAGTTAATTTTTATTGTTTAAATAAATTTGGTATTAACAGATTGAAAATATTTGGTAATTGGGTTATTTTTTGTTTTTGCCATTAAAATTGCAATATTGGTTTCATCACGTGTATAACATCTTTCGGAAGTTTCTTTAATATTTTTAATATCAAATGTAATTAATTGACCTACATGTAGTTTTGTTGATACTAAATTATTACTAATAATTCCAGTAATACAATCATTGTTAATTGATTCAATCCAAACCCAAAATGATTCCCTATTAATATTATTATCTAATGTAATTTTAACCATATAGTTAAGTTTAACTTGATTCGTATCTAAAATCCTATCATATTCTACGAATCTAATATTATCCATTATTTAATTAAAATATATATTTCATATTTTAATAAATTAATTTTTCAATTATTCATCATCTTTCTTCTTTTTCTTAGTTGTCTTTTTAGCAGGAGCTACTGGAGCTATCGGACTTTCAGTTCCTGTTTCATCTTTAACTTTTTTACTTTTTGTTGTTTTATTCTTATTTTTAGGCTCCTCCTCTTTTTCAATCTCTTCTACTTTTTCTAGTTTTTCTTCTACTTTCTCTTCTGGTTTTTGTTTCTCTTCAACTACCTCTAGTTCTTGAGATTTCTTTGTTGGTTTTTTCACCTTCTTTACTGGTTTCTCAACAGGATCATTATTATCAGTTTTTTCTTTTTCTTCTGATTTATTATCATGAAGATCACGTAAACTATTTATTTTTGCAAGAATTAGTGTAAATCTTTCATACATCAAATCTAGTTTTTTTGATAACTCTTTTGCTTCTTTAGAATCCTTTTCATATATTTTCTGCAGAACATTGATATCTTCAATATTTTGAATATCTTCGTTTGTGCTCATTTTTTATTTATTAATATTTAAATCTATATCTATTTAAATAAAATTTATCAATTTTTCTTAATTTCTTATTTTCTTAATTTTTTATTGTACTATATATATGGATATATCTAAATTATTACTATTATGTATACTATGTATACTTACCTTTCTATTTATAAATAAATGTATCAATAATGAATTTTTAACCAATGATTTACCTAATAATAGTATAGTTGCATTAGGTGAAGATAATTTATTAATTCCAACTAGTGACCAAGTTTATAATCCCCATGATCATAATAGACCTAATAATAGTGCATCACACCAAGAAACTACATTATCAAATAATAATGTAAATACTGATTTAGTTAATACTGGAATTGATATTCCCATTGTGTATTCACATGATCAACTTACCGATACTACTATTATAAAAATAAATCCTCCATCATACACAGCCCATATAATAGATACTGGATCTGGTGATATTAATCCTGAAGTAGAAGTTAATAATAATGCATTAAATAATTTTGCCAGTTTAGAATAATAAATAAAATTCTAAGTATACATATCCGGCTTAACCTCTTCCTTCTTCTCATGTTTCTTCATCTCTTTCAATGCATTTGTAAAATCATCTTTAATAAAAATATTTCTTAGTTTAATTGATTTTCCAAATACTCTTGTTGAATGCATAATTTTTATATGAAAAAAATATGTTTCAATATCTCCTCCAAAATTAGGAAACGATTCCTGATTATCTTCAATATATTTTGTAAGATTAAAATTATTAGTTTCTACAGTGTACTTTTCTGCTACTAACTTATTCTTAAGAATTTTTGCAAGTTCCTCACCATTGTATTTTTCGATTTTATATCTAAACGGAAATCTACGATGCAATCCACTATTCTGTGAAAAAAAACTATTCTCAAGTGCATCTGCATATCCTGCAATAATACAAATAAACTTATCTCCATTTTCAGATAGATTTTGATTAATTGTATTAATACATTCTTTAGAAAATACATCATCACCCCCCAAAGAATATGCTTCATCTATGAACAAAACACCACCAAATGATTCATTGATAACCTTTTGTGTTTTGACTGCAGTATGACCAACATATTGACCAACCAAATCGCTACGCTTTGCAATCTTAAATTTAAATTTCTTTGGTTGTTGATTTTGTGTTTCTGGATGTAGAATATTACTAAATAACTTTTTAATATTCATTTGTCCATCATCATCTTCAAAATCTGGAGATGCAGAAATATCACTGTTAATGCATCCTAGTTCCAAATAAATTTGTCCAAGTAACTTACCGAGACATGTTTTTCCTACACCAGGTGGTCCTTCAATTATAGTATGTAACATATGTTTGAATTCAAACCCTTGAAGAAAATACATTAGTTGGTTTGTTAAACTCTTTTTAATATCATCCATACCAATCATATTATTTAGTTCTTTTAGATGTGGTACAATTTTATTTAGTTTTGGCAAATCAATAGAGTACTTGACTTTTGGTTTAATAATATGTTTTTCAGACAAATCAATTAAATCAGTAATATGTTTAATTTCTTGTGTAATAAGAACTTCTTCAAATACTTCATCTGATGTAGATTCTTCAGGACTAGAATTAGTTTGTTCAGGCTTTGGTACAGATGGTTGAATAATATGAATTACTTCATTATTAAAATTCAACGGTGATCCATTATTTGATTTTGTTAGAAATATAGGAGTAAATCTATCATGAGTAATACCACTAATCGGTTTATTCAACGAAAATTTATCAATCATTTCCTTACTAATCTTATCCTTATCAATATCTTGACTTAGTTGAGGTTTAGTAGTTGGTGTTTGATAATGATTATGAGTAATATTTATTACTTTACTAGGCTCCTTATTATGTTTTTTATTCTTATTTTTACGGTTATTGAAAGGCCCATAGTTATTTGGATTACAGTTATCTGAGTTCATTTTGATATATTATTATTAATATTATTATTCCTATATATAATTTTTCAATTTTTTGTTTTAATTGAGTTATTAATATAAAAACTAATTTTATATTACTAATATGAATTACTCTTATCGTGTATTTACTAATAGAACAGTAGCCTATTTTACCTCAAAAGACGATGCAATTAGTTTAATCCACCATATACCTAATGCGAAAGTAGAAGTATTTAATAATATTACTCCAATTGGTATTTATTATTTTCAAAATAAATGTCTTTACTTTAATCAAACAAAAGTTACATTAGATGGATATATGGTTGAATGGTTTCAAAATAAAATAACAACAGAGAAATCAGATCTACAATTATTTATTCCTATGTCAGAAGATACTCCAAATGTAAATAAAAAATTAAATATGGAAGAGTTAGCATTAAAAATAAAAAGATTAGAAGAAGAAGCTAATAAGAATGAAGAAAAATTAGAAGAAATTAAAGAAATCGCTGAATTAAAAGAAGAAAAATTTATTGAAAAGAAAGAAGAATTTGATCAAGAAAAGAAGAATTTTGAACGAGAAAAAGAATCTTGGAATCAATTAAAAAGTAAATTAGAAGCAGATAAAAGAGTATTCTTTATTATTAAGGAACAACTTGAATCTGGTGAATTAACATCAGAATCTATTCCAATATTATTTCAAGATAAATATCCTATTTTTAAACACATGTACGAAAATAATTTGATTAATAGTAATGATTCTATTGATACTGAAGAAATAAATAATTATTTAGAAATATCTCCACAATTTGAAACAAATAATAATGTTGATCATACATATGGTGATTTATTTTCTAGCAGTGATCCAATATATTTAAAGAAAAAGAGTTTGTTAGATACAGAAACAACTGAGAAATAATTTATTATTATTTTATAATAAATTATTTATTCCTTCCATTCACGATATACATTCATATTGGATCTTTTAGAATCATTATTTTTTGTATCATCCTGATCTTCTTCTTCAGCTAGTAATTTTACCATATTAGAAAATCTAAAATTTACTTGTGTCTGAACTTTTACTTCTTCTACTTTACAATTATGATGAAATTTCTCAATATCATTTGAATTATTTATTAATGTATTTTTAAAGGTTGATAATTCTAAATACATTTGATTAATTACAAATTGGATCGTATTGATTTGTTTTAATATTTTAAATAATTCTTGATCAAAGGCAAATACTGGATTTTCTTTATTCTTTTCAAAATATTTAATCATCATTACAATATCACAATGAACAATATTATGAACATAATGAGGTGCACAACATTTACCCTTCTTTTTACCATAATTGATTTGACAATTACTACGATGAGGGCAAAAATCATATGTACGTTTAACTAAATCTCCCATGAATTCCTTATTAATTCTAGGTTGTTTTAATCTATTTGCTAAAATTAATGACGCATCACGTATCCATGCTAAATATCTAATATACATTTCAATATGTTCCTTACGAACATTGTATTGTTGAATATGTTTACTTATATATTGAATTAAAAAATATTCATTATCTAATAACTTTAAACTTGACATTGAATCCATTGGCATATGTTTAACAATATTTTGTGCTTCATCAGTAACATTTTCATTATCTACACTAAAATTTGCACGATAATCCAATTTCTGAATTGTTTTATCATCAAATACATCAGCTGTTGACATGATTGCATTCATTCTGAATTTATTTTCATACGTAATAATAACATTATTATTACTATCAACAGATTTAATCCAAGAATCTGATGTATTCATTTTATTCTTATTTAATATCTATTAGTTATTATTTAAATACTTTTTTTAGTTTCAATTAATCAATTTTAATCTAATTATATTATATAGAATGACTACAAGATTAAGCTCATATAAGGGTTCTCGTCCAACTGATACATACCAATCAAAATTAACAGAAGGTGATATTGAAGAAAAATTAAAACTGTATAAAAAAATAGATAATATTGACGAAATTGCCAAACTACCTCTTAATACACATATTAGATATTTTTCTGTCACTAAAGATGATAAAGGAAAAAGAATAAAAAAATTTAGATTAGGTGGATTTTTAAATAATAAAGATAATTTTGATAAATATGTTATTTTAACAAATAAAAATGTGTCTTGGTCAGTTGATACAAAAACATCTATACTTTATCGTAAATTAAAGGATGAGGAAATTGATAAAAATATAAATAAAGAAAAAGAGCAAACTGAAGTGTTTAAAGATGAAAATAGTAAATTAAAAGATAATTATGAAAAATTACAAAAAGCATATCATGAATTAGTTGATAAATATACTAGATTAAAAGATAAGTATGATAAGACTAAGACTAATACTGTAAGATAGATAAATTTATTTATTGAACTCTAATATGCGTGAAGAAAATATTAAATTATTATTATTGTGGTATAATAAATGTAAATTATTTTATAAATGCAATCGTGATTCAGCAAATCATTATGATTTTTGGAATAAAATGTTAGGATTTCCTGCAATTATTATTAATTTATTTAATTCAAGTTCTTTACTTGCCAATAATACAAATATGTCTCAAACATTATCATTACTTATTGGTGGTTTAGCATTAGTAGCTACTATTTTATCTGGTGCTCAAAATTATTTTGAATTTTCTAGACTAAAAGATCAACATACTAAAATAATGATCCAGTATTCTGGTATTATTTTTTCAATTGAAAAATTAATAATTACATTTCAAAATGATTTAACATATGATTTAGATGAAGTATCATTAAATAGATTATTAAATGATATTGAAAAATTACGGGAAACATATCTACATTTTCCTGAGAAAATATGGAAACGAAATAATATAGAATTTAGATTAAAATTAGAAGAAATAAATCTTACTACATCTGATTCTGTTAATATGATAATAAATTCATTAAAATCTAAAAAACAAGAAGAACTAGAACGTGTTAATGAAGAACAAGAAGAAACAATTACATATAACAATGATCTTAAAATATCTATTAAATGAATGATTATCTAATAATTTTATAAGGATCAATTTGAGTAAATATTCTCATTTTACAACAATATCTATGAATTCCCATACTTTCAATTAATTCTTTTCTTTTAACAAGTTTTTCTTGTTCAGATATATTTTGCATCATAATTTCACTACTTTTAATTTCATAATCAATCTCAACATCACCTAAGACTTTACCGCATGTGGGACATACTAGATATTTCATTTGCTTATAATATATATAGTAGTATATTTATATATTTACTTTTTCAATTATATATTTTTTAGAAAAAATATATAATTATTTGAGTTTTTTGGCGAAATCAATAATTATTTGAGCTTTTTTGTTTCTTTTTACTTCTTTTTCTACAATAGTTATTATGGGAGAATCTAATGATGAACGTCTTGCTAATTTAAAAAATATAGTATCTAGATATAATAATGTTGATCAACAATATATTGCCGATAGGTTATCAGATTTAATTAATTCAAATTATAAAGATGTTGATTTTAGTTTAACGTATCGAGATATATCAACCGATGCTCAACTTAAAAATTATTTAAATGATACTGTTTATAAAGGTATTTTATATACTATAACCGATCTAAAAGAATATCGTGCATTACAAAAATCTTTATTTAATAATAGTCAGGCTATTGTTAAACCAACTGGTGCGTCTTCGACTAAAGCTAATAAATCTGCTCCAGGTAATGGACAATTAAATGCTCAATTTAATATTGCATTTACTCAACAACTTGATAAAAATAATATGGATAGATTGTTAGATGAAGAAAAAGAATTAGCAAACATGATGCAACAAGAACCACCACCCGAGAAAAAAATAAAATTATTTCATTCATTAACTTTTGCTGAAATTGTTGATAACTTGGCAAATAGTACAGTCCTTTTATTTAAACAAATTTATTCCTTTGATATTAATGGTTTAATGACATCTTATGATAATTATATTTACTATGGAATTATATTTATATTTATGTATGTTATGTTAAAAATGGTATGGCAAGAACTAGAAAATTAATTTAGATAATTAAATTACTTTTAGTTAATATTCTTTTTAGTTGATCTGTTAAATCTCTTAATTTATATGCAGATGTAATTCTGTCATCTAATGTATGTTCAAATGAAGAAAATGTTTCTATAATATCTTCTTTTTGTGATTCTAAATTTTCTTTTATCGTTTTCTTAGGATATAATCTATATTTATTCTGTTCATGTATATCAGCAAATTTTAATAAATTAATATATTGTTTAACTTTGTATAAAAATTGTGAATATACAGGTGGATTATATTTTTTAAAATATGCTACGCTATCAACAAAATTTAATAAAGAAGAATTATTTGTTTCTGTTAATTTATTATTTTCTTGTAATTTTTCTATTTCCATATCTTTCAATTGTGACATATATAAAATAAAAAATATTACTATAGAAATCAACATAAATTGTAATAATGTAATATTCATATAGGTTGACGTATACGCTAAAAATATAATTATTCCTATCCAAATCACTATTTGATTTACAGTAAAATTTTGTAATATATGTAATAGTATTTTATCTAATGTATAATTTTTACTCATAAATATATTGAATAAAAATATTAAATAAAAATATTGACTAACTTAAGTAAATATCGAATATATTATATTAATAGATATATAATATATTTAATATAATATGAGCATCGATCTTAATTTAGATTATATGTTATCTTTAAAAATATTCCTTGAAACAGAATATAATATTGATCCCAATTCTCATTCATCAATTATTAGACATTTATTTAATTTTTTAAAGGATATGGAAATATCTAATGGTGATATAAAAACAGCAATTACGTTATTATATGAAAGTGAAAATCCTGAAAAAGTAGATGAAATGTACTATATTTTAAATCGTTTATTAACTAGACAAACAATAACTACAAACTTATCTGATCTTTTTTCGTCGTATAGATTTGAATCTACTAATATTACAGAAAAAGAAGATGATGAAGAAACAATTAAAGATGATGAAGAAAATAAAGATAAAGAAGAAACAAATGAAGATGAAGAAGATAAAGATGATGAAGAAGATAAAGAAGATGAAGAAGAAACAAAAGAAGAAGAAGATGAAACACCTGAAAATAGACAAAATATTTTATTTCAATCATTAATAGATCAATATACTAATGAACTTATTAATCCTGCTAATGTATTAAATTATTTTACAACAAATTTAAATAATATGAATGCAAATAATATTGCAAATTTTCAATTAATATATACATCACCCGTTCAAAGAATAATATCTCCTCTTAATTTTACTTTTTATACTGATATGATTACTTTTAATGAGCCTATTAATACTATAGAACAAAATTCTGATCCTAGAATTGTAACTCATGAAAATGGTAAAGAATCACTATCTCAAGAATCATTAGATGCAAATACAACAGTAGAAACATTTTCTATTTTAGATCCTAGTATTAAGGAAAAATATGATTCTTGTCCTATTTGTTTTGATGATTTCAAAGATGAAAATATTGTGCGAAAAATTCAATGTACACATATATTTCATAAAGACTGTATTGATCCATGGTTACTAAATGAAAATTATAAATGTCCTGTATGTCGTAAGAATACATTATCAGACAAGCCTTAATATAAAGAGAAATGAATATATATATTAGACTAAAAACAAATTATAAATATACAATGACCAAAGTGACCAAGACTAAAAAAGCCAAAATTGTTGAACCTGAGCCGGAAATAAATTTACTTTATAAGATTAAATTACAAAATATGGTAACCCATGTTGATAATTTAAATATTATTAGTATTCAAAATGATGATTTAAAAGCTAGTATTGAAAAAGTAGAAGAATTAATTAGTATTAAAAAAGCAGAAAAACAACAAAATATAAAACTTCCATCTGAAATTACAAATCATTTTAATAATAAGCCATGGATTCGGATACCCTATCCGATACGTGAAATTAAGCTCATAGAGTACACCACAACTAAAGATATGAATAAAGAGACGAAAGATAAATTATTAAAATTATTGTATGAAAAGAAACTTACATCAAAAGTTGTTGTTTATAATCAAACGACTGGAATAATTGATGATATTAGTATTGAATTAGAATAATGGTTTTGTCATACACACTATTCGTGTCATACACACTATTCGTGTTAATACACATTTTTGATAATAAGAGATTATTATCAAAAACCCTAATTGTTTATTTTTCTTTTATTTATTCCTTATTGTAATATGTTAAATTGCCACATTTAACACATACAAAGTGCAATTTTTACTTTTTAAACTTTTCTAAAATTAGGCCTCTCTATTTATAAATACTTTATTTATAATATTTACTCTCTCTCTCTCTATAAAAAAAATA